TTCTTTTTCAACGACAGAGCGCAGGCGGCGTGTGCCGATGAAGTTGTACGTGCGTGTTGGACGCTTGGTCGTGTCGACGTGCAAGCCACCAAGGGTACCGCTTCAAACTATGTTGCGGGATATGTTAACAGTACTGGCTTTATACCCCGATTTTTTAAAACTGGCAGTCTCAGACCGTTCTGCACCCATTCTCAGTGGCTCGGTCTCCCGTTTCTTAAAAATGAAAGAAAAAACATATATGAAAAAACCCCTGCTGAGTTTATCCATAGAAGCATGTTCCTCGATGGAAAGTATAAGCAGTTTGACGTGTGGCGGTCGTGTTCAGCTTTCTTCTTTCCCCGATGTAAAAAGTTTGCTTCTCTCCCTCCACGTAGGCGTTCTTACTCTTATAGATTATGGAGTAAAGCGCGGATATATTATCCCTCCGCAGCCTGCCAAAGTGCCTCCAAGGTCGCGCAGGAAATTGCGATAGATATATTTCTGTATGGAGATAGACCACGTTATAATTTTGATGCTTCTCATTGTGAGTTTTTAAGGTATTTTTCTGATAACGATGACTTTCCTGAATCTTGTACTTCTCCTGAGGATGAGGATTTTTTGAAATTCGTCAATCGTGTATATAGTGAATTATTATTATCTAAACATTTTTTAACTTATGTATGTGATACGCAGTCCGTCTATGAGATTAATCGTAAACTCAGACTTATTGATGAGTTTTGGTCTTATGTTGATATGATGCATTTATCAGACCAATTGTCCGCCGAACAATTGTATTTTGAATCTGATATATGTCAGGATGAAGATTTGTACTTGTTCTATGATAATACACCTGCTACTGCTGGTGATATTGTTAACTCTCGTGTTTATGGTCGTTGGCAGTCTCAAATATATTCTTTGTACAATGACCGTATAAAACATAAAAAACTTAATGATGCTAATAAAATTTTTCTTGAACAAAGATGAGTAATAATATTATGAGTATGATGCGCTTACAGAATAAGACTTCATACAACGGTTTTGATTTGTCTACTAAACGTAACTTTACTCAAAAAATGGGTCAGTTATATCCTCTATGGTGGCAATATTGTATTCCTGGTGATAAGGTTAAGGTTGATTTGTCGGCGTTTACTCGTACTGTCCCCATTAATACTGCGGCGTTTGCTCGTATCCGTCAATATTTTGACTTTTATTTCGTTCCGCTTGAGTTTTTATGGAATAAGACTGATGCTGTTATTACGCAGATGAATGCGAACCAACAACATGCTACGTCTCTCGTTAATCCATTTAAAACTACGGACGGTTCTTTTCCGCATACTGACTTGCTTACTATTGCTAATTATGTCTCACGTGCTTCTGTAGCGTCTTCTGTCGGTAGTGATGGTGCTCCAAATAAGGATTTTTTCGGTTTCAATCGTGGCTATAATACTGCTCGTCTTCTTGAGGCACTTGGTTATGGTGATTTTTATCGTTTTGCTGGCCTTAGTCCTAAAATTGCTAAGCCTTCTGAAGGTGATTTTCTAGATAATGCTAAAGTTAGTCTATTTCCATTTGCCGCTTATCAGAAGATATATTCTGATAGATATCGATATACTCAGTGGGAACGCTCTAACCCAAGTACTTATAATTTTGATTATCTCTCAGGTGTTGGTGATACCGACTTGTCTGATTCTATTGATTCTCTTCTTACCCCTACATCAGGTGGTAAGAGACAGAATGTCTCATTCAATTTGTTTGATATGAGGTATTGTAACATGCAGAAGGATTTATTTCACGGCATTCTCCCAAATGCTCAGTATGGTTCTACTTCTGCTGTTCCGTTGAATTTTGATGCTAGTATTCCTGCTCAGAGTATTACTTCTGTATTTAAGAACGATTCAGGCAGCTTGCCTGCTACTAACGTACCCATTCAGCAGCTAGATACAAAAGGTCGTCTTTCTGCATCAGGCGGCCCTTATTCTGCTGTTGGTTCTCTGTCTTCTCAGCAGATTCAATCCTCTGCATCTCTTAGTATTCTGATGCTGCGTCAGTATGAAGCATTACAGCGTTGGAAAGAGGTTGCTCAATCTGCGGATGAAGATTATAAGTCTCAGATTGAAGCACACTGGGGTATTCCTGTGTCTGACTACTTGTCTCACATGGTAACTTATCTTGGTGGTACTTCTGTATCTCTTGATATTAATGAAGTTACTAATACTAATCTTGCTGCTGGTATTGAGGATAATGGTGCATTTATCCGTGGAAAAGGTGTTGGTTCAGGAAGTGGTTCTATTGAATTTGAAGCAAAAGATAGATACGGTATTATTATGTGTGTTACTCATATTTTACCTCTCGTGGATTATCTTACTTCAGGTGTTCGTGGTCAGAATCTTATAATCGATGCTACTTCGTTCCCGATTCCTGAGATGGACAATGTTGGCATGGAGTTACTTCCTCGTGTCCAGCTTGTGAATAATCCTCTTGATTCAGGAACATTACCTTCTCAGCTCGGCTATGTTGCTCGGTATATTAATTGGAAAACTGACTATGACATGAGTTTTGGCGCATTTCGTACTGCATTGCAGAGCTGGTGTATGCCATTTTTGGATGATGATTTGGCTCGGTCACCGCAGGACAACGTCTATGACGGTTCTGAGAATCCTAAAGTACCTTCGGCTTCTGTTGCTTATTCGTTCTTTAAGGTTAACCCTCGACTTGCTGATGCCCTGTTCCTCGTTGCTGCTGATGATACTGTAGACACTGATGAATTTTGGATAACTTCATTTTTTAACGTTCGTTTCACTCGTAAATTGGATTACAATGGACTCCCGTATTAACTTTATTTGTGGATTTACTCCGCATAAAAATCCGCAGCCTTCGTATGTGGCTGCTCTTGACACTTGTGTTTCTCGTGAATGTACTGTTTTGGATGAACATTATATTTTGGATGAAACGTCTTCAAATAAACATTCTGCAAAGCATTTCGTTAGTGATGTGTATATGTTGTTTAATCAGAAGCGGCTCGACCGTATGACTGCTCAGGCTTTGCAGGAATATTTGTTGAGTACTAACGCATCGGATGACGGTTTGCATGAACTTCGTAATAAAGTTCCTGTAGACAAACTCTCTGAGTTTGTTAAATCTCGTTATATTCAGTCACCGTCTGAGTTGCGTTCTTGGACGCATTATATTATGTCTGAATTCCGTAATGAACTCAATTCTATTCAGTCTCAGCAGGATTTGAATGCTGCGTTGAATAGGTCTTCCGCTCCTGCTTCGGAAGATTCTAACCCTTCTGAATAATGGGACTTGAGACTGCCGCTATTATTGGTATTGCAGGTGGTGCTGCTGGTCTATTAGGCGGCACTGCCTCTACGATTGCTGGTTCTAAATCCAACAAGTACACAAATGATATGAATTTCCGTATTAATCAAATGAATAATGAATTCAATCAGAAAATGTTGGAAAAACAGTTATCATTTAATAAGCAGGAGAATGATACTAATCGGCAATTGTCAAGTGAGTTTTTTGAAGGTTCTCAGGATTTCCAGCGTGAGATGTTTGACAAACAAAATGAGTATATGACCCCTTCTGCGCAGAGGCAGCGTATCGAGGAAGCTGGTTATAATCCTAACCTTATGCTTCCTAACGCTGGAGTTTCTGCTACTGTTGGATCTGTTTCGGGCTCTACTCCTTCGTCTCAAGGTTCTGGTTTAGCATCTTCTTCAGGCCAAGCTGTTATGCGTCCTTATCAGCCTCCTAATCTTGGTCAGGCTGTTATGGACGGTGTTCAGGCTTATGCGTCTTATAAAACCTCTACTGCTACAGCTGCCCGTGATACTGCTGAAGCGAAGCAAATTAATACTGAGACTCAGTATATAGGTCAAAAGATTATGTCAGAAATTTATAAAGATTACGCTGAAGCGGATAGTTCTAAACAGAAGGCTCGTTATCAGGAGATTATTAATCAGTATCAGGACCAAATATCTCGAAATCATGCTTCACAGTCTGCTCAGGATTTATTAAACTCTCGTGAGGTCTTTAAGTCATTGCAGATACAGGTAGCTTCCGATACTTTGAAATTCAGTTATTTGCCTGAACAATTGCGTCTTGGTGTTGCCGATGCTGCAGCCTCTGTTGCGCTAAAAATTGCGCAAGGAGAGATGACTCGTTATCAAGGTAAGTATTATCTTGCTCAGTCGATTTTGAGTAAAGCCCAAGCTTCTGGCCAAAAGGTTAGTAATGAAATCGCATTTCAGACTGCTGGAGATGTTATTGAGTCTACTTGGAATCAGACGGAGATTCTTCGTAAGGAGAATAATTATTGGATTTCTCCTCGTGAAAAATCAGCTTGGGGTCTTGGTTCTTCTATTGGTGCAGGAACTGCTGCTGGTATGATTACTAAAGGTCGTGCTGGTAAGCCTATGAACTTGAATAAGTGATTCCGTAGCATTTGCCAACCTAAATGGTTGGCAACTGAGCGGCGGACGCGGATGCGTCCCCAAAAGCGGAGCTTTTAGCTCAGACAGATAATCCACGCGCTTGCGAGTGACTCCCTCAAGTTTGGTGCGTCTCTCGAGAACCTCGAGGCCTCGAGAACCTCGAGACCTCGAGAACCTCGAGCCTTAGATGATTTAGGGGTGCGAGTTAGTAATTTCTCGCACTCCTTATTTCTTGTCCTAGTATAGGAAAAGTGACACGCTTGTCACCTTTCCCCTAAATTTTGATGTTATGTATAAAATTGAAGGTTGTCCTATTCCGTTTCATGATTTGGCCGAAATTGGCGAATTTTTGACCTCGCTATCTGCCAAATCTCTCATGATGTTTTCAGGCCTTGTAGTTTATCATGACTCTTGGCCACTATTCTGGATTACTCCTCGTACTGCAGTACTTGGTTCTTTCCAATATGGTGTCTATGTAAGTTACTTAACCTTTCCTAACAAAGATTTAACGGATAGTTAACACATTTCCCTGTAAATAATTATTATCTTTGTGTATAACAAAAAAGGTAAGAGATATGAAAGCAAAATGTTATTATTATGAGAGTTCAGTTATTATTAATTCATCTCAATTCTTATGGTCTTTAGTTTCGGATATTGATATTAGTCTCGAAACTGCAGAGCGTTGGCTTCTTGACGCTATCTACGAGCGCACTGGCGTACGTGCAACTGTTGACCTTATTTGGGTATCTACTCGTAAATCTTGTTTGGAAAATTTCATGATTGTTAATTACATGAATCGTTCTTTATAAAATTTTGTCTTATGTATTACGCAGTTTATTTATTGTCCTCAGGCGAATTTTCTTGGTATCGTATTCCTTCGAATATTACTGTTTTTTCTGCCGCCTATCGTTATGCATCTCGTATGGCTGGTTCTGGTAAACTTATGTCTATTGTTACTGCTGACGTTCTTCAGTGTGCTAATCTTCTTCGTCCTATGTTGTGCGATGATAGAAAATAATTACATACGACGCAATGAGAGGTCGTAAATTGCTATACTCTCGGATACGTAGTTAATTGGTTCGACCTCTCGTTGTGTTGTATGCTAGCCGAGCGGCAATTGAGCTCCATAAGGTAGCGAATTCCGCATGGCTGAAAAAAAAAACGTTTTTATTTTGTTGTTTCATTTTTTATTATTAATATTGCCATGAACAAAGAAAGATTTGATTTTGAAGCGTTTGTTAATAGAGTTTTAGGTGCTTGTTTATTAATTCTTGTTCCTTCTGCTTCTATTCTTGTTTTAATTGCATTACTGTCTGTTATTTTTTAATATTTTTACTTTATGAAAAAAACTATTAGTTATGTCACGATTATTTTGGTTGCGACCATTGTTGCAAGTTGTACGCTCGCTGTGTACACTCAAAAAAATTGTTCAGGTTCTACGCAGAAAGTAGAAAACCCTATTTCAGGTTCTGCTGATTCTGCGTCTATTTCGGTACAGTTGCCATGAGCTTACTGAATTTGCCATTTTTGAAGTGTCTTCACCCGCGTAAGGTGAGAAATCCTTATACGGGTGAGATTATTACCGTCTCTTGTGGTAAATGTGAAGCTTGCCAGATGAATAAATCTTCTCGTTATGCCTTCCAGTGTAAATTGGAAAGTTATGCATCTGTTTGCTCTGTATTTGTCACTCTTACATTTGATAATAACAATATTCCTTATGTCCGTCTTGTTGATTCAGGTTCATTCGGCTATGATATAGTTTCATCTTCAGGTGAGATTCTTGATAAGGTTTTTTCCGATGACTTCGGATTGGCTGGTAAGGATATGTTTTTGAAAAAGGTTTCTATTTTAGACGGTCGCATACCCGTCTTATCTAAATCTGCTTTACAATTATTTATTAAACGTTTTAGGATTACTTATGAAAGAAAAGGATTTAACACAAAAATACGTTATTTCGCATGTGGTGAGTATGGGCCAAAAACATATAGGCCGCATTATCATATCATATTCTTTTTCAACGACAGAGCGCAGGCGGCGTGTGCCGATGAAGTTGTACGTGCGTGTTGGACGCTTGGTCGTGTCGA